AAGACTCCTTGAACAAATATTTGACAAGGATCTTGCTGATAGCTGAATGTGGATTTTATCTACCAGGCAGTTTATGACACCTAAAGGTGACCTTATTTCCTATAAAGTAGGTCAACCCATGGGAGCATATTCTTCCTGGACGGCCTTTACCCTGACCCACCATTTAGTTGTGCATTGAAGTGCACACTTGAATGGTTTAAGTAATTTTAAAGATTATATAATTCTAGGAGACGATGTCGTAATAAAGAATGACAAAGTCGCTAAGACTTATATAAAATGAATAAATTACTTGGGGGCAGAACTATCTATTGCTAAAACACATGTGTCTCCCGACACATATGAATTTGCAAAAAGATGGTTTTGTAAAGGTAAGGAAATAACAGGGGTACCAATGAATGGGATTGTTAATAATATTAATAATCCTTTCATAGTACTTGTTACCCTCTATGATTTCTTTAAAGTCAAGAATAATTTTTATTCTGGACCTAGAGATCTAGTTAGTGTTGTTTTCCACCTTTATAAAGGTCTGAGCGTAAAATTAGGGAAGAAATTCTCTAATTCCAAGTTCAGGGTGAAACTCCAAAACTTCCGAGAATCACTTAATCTCGCATTTGGATATTCTACATACGATTCTTTAAGGAATCTTATGTGTATGAATATACATAATGAAGATTATATGATTCCCAATTCCATATCAGTAGTTCATCAAGAGATTGATGATGTGATTGGAAAAGGGGTTGGAAGCACCGTTAAAAAGTCGTTAAATACCCTAAGCTCATTAGCAAGGAAACTAGAAGCAAAATCTGATGATTTTGGACTAGAATCCCCTAATGAACTAAGGCATTTACCGGTTTTTAAAGGAATAGTTAATCACCTTAATAAGTACCTTGAGACAATTGCTGAATGAGAACCTAGTTCTAAAACATTCAGGCAAAAGTCTAAGGACTTATTGTTACTTGATATCGATAAAGTATTCAGTAAGGAGAGAAATAAAACTCTCGAACTACTAAATACCGGTAAGATATTAAGTAAAGGGTTCAGAGAAATAAACGCTACTAACGATATTATATACGGATCCTCACTAGGAGAATCTACATATACGTATAATAACGATTTATTTAATCTGGTCCAAGGTAATTATTCTGTAAGTCTTGAAAAGATAAGCAAACTTGACAACGGTCTTTGAGAACCACCAAAAAAGGGTTCTATTGAAGACCAATGAGCAAGTTTCTTTGGATCTTAGCAAGGACACAGTTCCTTTCAGAACACACTTCTATGTTCCGGAAGGAGGGATACAGATTTTCTAATGCTAGTAATAGCATTAGATGTGACTGTATCGTTGGGTAACCAACAGTAATGCTACG